AATATATGCAAAACCCCACGTCAGAGGAAGGAGCAATTCTTAAACGTGAATGGTGGCAGCCTTGGGTCGGGGATCTTCCTACCTTAAAACATGTTATTCAATCTTATGATACTGCATTCAGTAAAAAAGAAACTGCCGATTACTCAGCCATAACTACATGGGGAATATTCACGCCTCACGAATCCATGCCTGATGCTATTATGTTAATTGATGCTATTAAAGGTAAATATGATTTTCCAGAATTAAAAATGGTTGCACTCGACCAATACAAGTATTGGCAACCAGAGACAATTATTGTAGAAGCTAAAGCTAGTGGACAAAGTTTATTACAAGAATTAAGACGAATGGGTATACCAGTTATGGATTACACACCAGGAAGAGGACAAGATAAACATTCACGGGTCAACGCCTGTGCTCCAATATTCGAATCTAAACAAGTTTATTATCCTAGAGACGAACATTGGGCTCAAGAAGTAATTGAGGAATGTGCTGCGTTTCCTCATGGTGAACATGATGATTATGTAGACAGCACAACACAAGCTATGTTAAGATATCGACAAGGTTCTTTTGTAACTACTTATGCTGACGAGGATGAGGTTCAAAGTTATAAAGAACGTAAATACGTATATTATTAATTTAAAGGAGAAGACATGTCAAAAAAATCAAGAAGACGAAATAAAATACTCCTAGGAGCTGCTGCATTATTTGGTGCATCTAAACTAGGAATGCTTGGGGGTAAAGGAGTTGGATCAAGTAATGTTGTGGGTAAAACTAAAGAGTTTAGAAAATCATTTGCAGAACCTAAAAAGAAATTTTTAAAAACAGCTATTGGTGGTAAAACTAAAAATAAATTTCCCTTACTTTCAGTTACTGAAACAGGTGATGTAATTAAAAAAGGTGTGAATACTGGAGTTGGTAACAATGAAACAAAATTTATAAGCAGAAATGTTAAAAATTCTGGAATTTTTCAAAAGGGTAAAAAAATAAGTGACTTGAACTCAAAAGCAATTAATGTTTTATCAGATGGTTCAATTAAAACCGGTGGTAAAACTTTTGCTGGTAAAAAAGAATATAGAGCTTTTAAAGATGCTGAAAGATTGAAAAAAAGAACAAATTCAATGAAAAAAGTTTCAGAAGGTCCATCTCTATTTGGTTTTAGATTTAAAAATAGCTTATTTAAAAAAGGGACAATGGTTAAGGCTCGTGGCGGTGGAATGGCGAGAATGAAACCAACTAAACTTTACTAATTTTTAAAATGGCTGAAATTGACAAAGCAATTGAAGAGGAAGTTATAACTCCTAATTCAGAAGAAGTTGATATAGAACTTGAAGGTGAAGAACCAACACCAGTAGAAGAAGCTGTATCAGAGACTGAAGAATTTTTTAAGAATATTGCAGAAGATATGTCTGAAGAGACTCTTCAAAGAATGTCAAATCAGTTATTAGATGATTATAAAAAAGATAGAGTTTCAAGAAAAGATTGGGAAACTTCTTATACTAATAATTTAGATCTTCTCGGAATTAAACACACAGAAATGACCAGACCATTTAAAGGTTCGGCATCCGTGACTCATCCATTATTATCAGAAGCAGTAACTCAATTTCAAGCACAAGCATATAAAGAATTATTACCATCTCAAGGACCAGTAAGAACTAGAGTTCTTGGGATGGAAGATAATGAAAAAATAAATCAAGCACAACGTGTTCAAGATTTTATGAATTACATGATCACAGAGGAAATGGAAGAGTATACTCCAGAGTTTGATCAATTATTATTTTATTTAGCATTAGCAGGATCAGCATTTAAAAAAGTTTATTATGATGAAGTAATGCAAAGAGCTGTATCAAAATTTATTCCTGCAGAAGATTTAGTAGTTCCTTATTATGCAACGGATTTAATGGAATGTGAAAGAATTACTCATGTTATAAAAATGGGAGAAAATGAAATTCTTAAAAAACAAGCAGCAGGATTTTATAGAGATGTAGAATTAAAACCAACTGCAGCAGGCCCAACACAGATTGAAAAAAAATATCAAGAGTTAGAAGGAGTAACACCTTCAACAGATAAACAATATTCATACTCAGTTCTTGAGATGCATGTTGATTGTAATTTAGAAGAATTTGAAAACACTAATTCAGAAAAAGAAGTTAAAATTCCTTACATTATAACTATTGATGAAGGCTCTGGGGAAGTTTTATCTATCTACCGTAATTACGATATGACAGATGAGACTAAAAAAAGAAAAGAATACTTTGTACATTTTAAATTTTTACCAGGTTTAGGTTTCTATGGGTTTGGTTTAACACATATGATAGGTGGATTATCTAGAACAGCTACACAATCTCTAAGACAATTACTAGATGCAGGTACATTATCTAACTTACCTGCAGGATTTAAGTCTAGAGGTATAAGAATTAGAGACGATGACCAACCATTTCAGCCAGGAGAGTTCAGAGATGTAGATGCACCAGGTGGAAATATCAAAGATCAGTTTCAAATTTTACCATTTAAGGAGCCATCAGCTACATTATACCAATTAATGGGCTTTGTTGTTCAAGCAGGACAGAAGTTTGCAGCAATTACTAACATGGATACAGGTAATGACATGCAAAATAGAGCTGTTGGTACAACCGTTTCGCTATTAGAACGTGGTTCGAGAGTCATGAGTGCTATACACAAGAGATGTTATTACTCAATGAGAAGAGAATTTAGACTTTTATCAAAAGTTTTTGCAACATATCTACCACCAATCTATCCGTATTCAGTATATGGTGCAGATCAAGCAGTAAAACAAACTGATTTTGATGATAGAGTAGATGTTATACCGGTTGCCGACCCAAATATCATGAGTATGGCACAAAGAGTAACACTTGCTAATGAAAATTTAAAGATTGCTATGTCAAATCCTATGATGCACAACTTAAGAGAAGCATATCGAAGAGTATACGAGGCATTAGGGACTCAAGATATAGATCAATTACTTATTCCACAAGAAAAACCAATGCCAAAAGATCCTGCAACAGAAAATATGGAAGCATTAATGCAAAAACCATTAAGAGCATTTCCAACTCAAGATCATGATGCTCATATTGCAGCACATACGGCATTTATGGCTACAAGAATGGTTCAAATAAATCCACAAGTTTATTCAGCTCTTCAAGCTCACGTTTCTGAGCATGTATCCTTAAAAGCACAAGGAGAAGTTGGTGCAATGATACAAAATGATCCTAATATGCAACAAATGTTACAACAAGATCCCGAAAGTACAGAATTAAAAGTTGCTTCTATGATTGCTCAAAGAGTTGCAGAGATAACAATGGAACTTGCTAGAGGAGAGGCTATGGGCCAACAAAAAGATCCACTAGTTGCATTAAAAGAAAGAGAGTTAGATCTTAAAGCAGTCGATATACAAAGAAGAGCAGATCAAGATATGAATTCTAATGAGATTAGAGAAAATGAAATAGATGAAAGATTAGATATTGAAAAAATGAAACTTGAAAATAATGAAGATCAAGCAGCAGAAAGAATTAGAATTGCTGATGCTAAATTAGATATTGCTAGAAAGAAGAAAAAATAATGAAAAGAAAAATTAGAAAATATAGAGGTGGTGGAATGGATGCTAGTAAACCTGATTTTGGAGCAAAATCTACTACTAAAAGTCCTTTCTCAGCTGGAAATCAAGGAGCAACAAAATTTACAAAATCAGTAACTACCACTAATAAAAATACTGGTAATAAAAATGTAAATGTAAATAATAGAGGATCAAACCAAAATTCATTTACATCAAATTTTGGTTTACCAAATTTTTCCTTTCCAACAACAACAGGAATAGCTGTTAAATCTCTTACTGCAGTAGAAAATGCAAGAAGAAAAAAAAGAGCTAAGGGAGAATTTTTTTTAAGTAGGAAAAAAGAAATGCCTATTACTAGAGATTTTTATCGTTCATTTGGTAGACCATTAGATACAAAAATTGGTAGTATAGATGAACCTTACATGAAAGAAGCAGGGATCATAGGTTTTAAAAAACCTATTCGTGAAGATAAACGTAGCCCTATAAAAAGATGTCCAGATGGAACACGTCCTCCTTGTAAAAAAATTAACAATACAAACATTAATCAACAAGTAAAACCCCAACAAAATTTTTTTAATCTTGAATTAAATAAAGGTGGTGGAGTGCCTTATGGTCCTCCTCCAAAAAGTGGGCCTAACTCTCAAGTGCCACCTGTAAAGTTATCTAGAGGTGGAGGAGCAGCAATCAAAGGAATTAAATTTAAAGGAGTATTTTAATGTGGTTATCAGCTATTAAACTTGCAGTCTCTGCAGGATCAAAAATTTACGCTAATAAACAAAGAACTAAGATAGCTATGTCAGACGCACAGTTAATGCATGCGTCTCGTATGGCCGAAGGTAAGGAAGCTTACCAAGGAAAACTTTTAGAAGCCAGACAATCGGACTGGAAAGACGAGGCGGTGCTCATAATATTGTCAGCCCCAATCGTAATTTTGGCTTGGGCAGTCGTATCAGATGATCCAACGGCTATGGAAAAAGTAAAATTGTTTTTCGAGATGTTCTCGCAGCTTCCATCGTGGTTTACAAATTTATGGATACTTGTCGTGGCGAGCATTTATGGCATTAAGGGAACTCAGATCTTTAGAGGCGGAATGAATAAGGATAAAAAATGAATCTAGAAAGAGATCTACAAAAACTTAAAAAAGAAAAACAGATGAAAGAATCTGCTATTGCTCAACTTAGAAAAAGAAGTAGAGATTCAGTTGCTAGACCTAGAGCAGAAAAAAATATTTTATCAAATAATCCAGAGATGCAAAAAATATAATGATAACTTGGTTTGTAAAAAAAATATATCATTATTCAACAGCTTTGACTTCTTGGTCATGGACTTGGCTTTATGGTAAACGTGAAACAAGTGAACCTGATTATGCTAAAATGACTAAAGGAGATTTAAGGAAACTTAAAACACAAGGTAAAATAAAAAGCATTTACTTTCCATATAAATAATATATAGATTCTCTATGAGTCTCAGAACAGTATTATTACAAGCTTTAGAAGATAAATATAATGCACAGATATCTGAAGCAGATGCAACTATTCAAATATATTTAGAACGACCTGTTGCTATTGGAGAACATCCTCAGCATTTAGATGAAATTGATAAGTTAATTGAAAAAATATCTACTGCTGAAGAAAAACTTAATGTACTTCAACAGTTTAAATTATGATAGCTGGTGATAGCAAAGAGTACGAAATATTAATAGAAGCTTGTAAGTCTTTAACATCTGATAATTTACTGACAGCAGAAATAGGTGTTAGACAAGGATTAGGTTCTAAATTAATATTAGAAAATTTAAAACATAAAAAACATTGGCACATAGGAATAGATCCCTACGGTAACATTTCCTACCCACATTTTGATAACAAACGATCAATTGTTTGTAATTATACAAATAGTATGAAAGTTAATTTATTAAAAGACTTAGACTACGAAAATTTTACATTGTATCAATTAGATGATGATGAATTTATGAAAAGTTTTTATAATGGTATACCTATTTATAGAGAAAAAAAAGAAATAATAAATACATATGATTTAGTTCATTTTGATGGACCACATAAAACAGTTGATGTAATTAAAGAAGCAATATTTTTTGGACAAAGATCTAAAGCAGGAACAGTATTTGTATTTGATGATTATAATTATTTTAATATGGATTCTGTTTTAAGAATTATTGTAAATGAATATAACTTTATGTTGCTTGAAAGAGGTAAACACAAAATATCGTTAAAGAGAAATTAATGTTAGATTATCACACAAAAGAACAGATTGTTAATGTAATTAATAAATCAATTAAAGATTTAAAAGATCATATCTGCTATGGGGTTGAAACGGAATCTCAGTTGATGTATGCTAGGGGCAGACTCAGCGCTTTAGAAACGCTGCTTCAGGATATTAAAAACCTG